TAGTCCAGCGGCTTGGTTTCGACGCGGAACCATTTCTTGAGTCCAAGGAAGTCGATGAGTCCCGGCGCGGCGCGTTCGTTGACGAGCATCTCGCGACCCGCGATTTCGGTGGGAGCGCGCTTCTTGAGCATGTCCACGGACTGGTCGCCCTTGACTTCGTTCATCACGACGCGCTGAACGAGGATGGCGTTGTTTTCCCACGCGGAACGCATGTCCACATTGCAATGGGCAACGAGATCCACGCTATCGGCGGTTTCAATGCCCATCGCCAACTCAATCTGGGATTCCATCGAGCGGACAATGGCGGGAGTGAGCGGCCCGTTGACGGAGATGTTGGGAGTGCTGAACTTTCCAGGGAACGCGGAACGCTGGATGTTCATGTAGGAACCGGCATTGCCAGCCACCTGATAGTAGCGGATCCCGAACAGACCGGAATTCGCCACGCCAGCCGAGCCAGAGACGAGCAGTTTGGTGCCTGTGGTCACACCAGCGGGGACCGCCGTAGCCAACCAAATGGTGTTATTGGCGATGTCTACCGATTCAATAGTTACAGTGCCGAGGAAACCAGCCACACCAGTCAGTGCGCTATAGCAGTCGATGTCCTGGTTGTCCTGGAAATAGTTGGCATTGTTGACGACCAGACCGCCCGTGGTGGTCGAGACTACGGTGTCCAAAGTGTTGCTGCCATCGCCCTGGACCGTAGCATCCATATAACCGGCGAAGGTTTCAGCAGCGCGTTGCTGAGTGAGGGAAACGTAGTTCTTGATCGCTTTCTCGTCGCTGTCGGTGGACCATTCGGCGAGCGCGGTGTACTCCGAACACTGCAAAAACGAAGTGCAGGACAGAGTACCGAAGGTTTCGGTCGGCCCGGACCCGTTGCCCATGTCGGCACCATCGAAGTTAGAGCCGCGGAACTTTCCACCGCTCAGTGCTTCAAAGGCGATGCGGGCGGGGCGGTTGGAAATGGCTTTAACGTTCGTGTCGGCTTTGATGCGCGACCACAGGCGGGACGAGGCGAGATACAGAAGTTCAAGATTCGGGGCTAGATATTCGTGCTGAGACGCGATTGTTTGCGAAACAGTGGCAATGGACATGAGACACTCCTAGAGTTGGTTTGGTTGAGTGTCTTCCGCGCGCCCGTCTTTGCCCGCGTGGGGCCAGCTTCGGGTAGCTGCTGTCGCTTATGCGTGGATGACTGTACTACGAGCAGAGGTTAGCTACGGTTTTCGGAGTCCCGTGTCCTTTTGCATAGCCCTACTACCTGGATGCTACCACAAATTCTGTGAATGCTACTACAAAATTACAGAGCACGCCACTGGACTCGCTTGCCTGAAGTGAGGACAGCCTTACCCTCCCGGATCATGAGCCCGTTGGTTTTGGCGAAATCGATGGTCGTTTTGTGGGGTTGCGCGTTCACCCAGGAGTAGCCTTCGGAGGGCTTTGCGGTGATCGGAGCCGCTACCTTTGGCTGCGCCGCACTGCCGTTCACTGTTGGCGCTGCTTTTCCCGGCGTCGATCCAGCAGCCTTGGCAACCACCGAGTCGGCTACCTCGCGGAATACGTTCGGAATGCTGGTCCGCCATGCCGAAGTAACGTGCTTCAGAAATCCGGCTTGGTCGCCATTGGCAAGGTATCGCTGCGCCGCTAAACCGAAGGATGGTATCCCCGCTAGTTTCTTGGTCAACCGCGCTACACCGAGTTCCAGTACGACCGCCTTCTGTGTGCTCGTGAGTTTGCGAGCTGCCGCAATGCGATCCACTTCCGAGTTGACCATCGTGGTGGCGGTGGCAGTCGCCTCCGTAGTCCACTGTTTCCTCGTGAATGCCTGTTTTTCGCTCTCGAATTTAGCCCGCTCGTCCTGCCCTTGTTCTTGGGGAGCCGCTGACTTTGGCACTTCTGGCTTGGCACTGGCTCTGGCGACAACGGCATTGTAATAGTTGCCGACCGCTGCCCATTCCTGAAGCACGCCTGTCTTTTCTGGGCTATCAGGCATTCGGTCGATCATGTCCTTCATGCGAACGATGTTGTACCGGAGATCGGAGTCCACCATGTTCTGAGCCTGATACTTCGCAACGTAGACATCGTGAAACTCAGGAGATATTTCGCGGAACTTATCGAGCATGGCCGGTGCCAGCTTCAGAAATCCCTGTTTGCCCTCGGGCGTGTCGATCATCGCTTGGATGAATCGAGGATCGCCTGCGGTATACTGCTCATCGAGTTGACTGAAATAGTTCAGTTCTTCCCGAGTTTTTGCGATTGCATCGGGTCCGCCGTACTCCTCCATCTGCTGCCGCATCGTGGCGAGATCCTTCAATCCGCCCGGAAGCTCGCGCCGGAATGCATCCGCCTCCAACAGAGCGGAGCGAATCGACCGCGCCAACTTCGGATTGGTCTTGGCGATACGCTGCAATTCCTCGCGTCCCGCTTGAGTCAACTTTCCATCGCTGACCGCAGGACCATCGGTGGCCGATGGCGTGGTTGGATCGGTTGGAGCAGGCGGTTCGTCCGCGCCATCAGTATCGGGCGGCGCATCGATTCCAGTGTCAATCGTGGTATCGGTCGCCGCGTCTGCGGGAAGTCCCGCGTCTACTTCGGGAGCGGTATCGAGAACTTCAGGTGACATATTTCTCCTACATCGGCCCCATCGGAGGGGGCGCGGACGGTTGTGCTGTGGGTGGAGCGGCTAATTGTGCGGGGGCCTTCTTAACTGGATTCGATGGTGGTCTGCCGGTGGCCGTCATTGCCATTTGCGCGGCCTGAGCTTCCGCTGCCGCCGCGTCCATGTACTTCTTGTGCTGCATCGCGTGAAGAATCACGTTCTGTACACCAGGGCAATCCCCGTTTTCATCCAATTGTACAGCATCTCCTGCTTTTCCCGTGCAATTGGCATTCGCACGGCGGCGTGATTCACTCGAAAGCCATTCCTTGCATTTCTCAAATTCCCACGGATGATAATCGAGTTCTTGAACCGCGATGGACGGCTCCGTCAATTGTTGAGTGATGGCGTTGAGATCGAACGGGGGCACCGGCTGTCCATTTTGCTGCGCCTGAATCGCGGCGGCGGCGTGGGCCACCTGTAGTTGCTGGATCGTCTGCGGATCGGGCGGAATCGGAGCGCCCTGCAATAATTCCTCGATCTCGAACTGTTGTTTGTCGCGCGACACCGATTCAGGGATGACCAACTCAGGGAATCCATAGACAGTGGATACTACCTTCCAGTTGTCGGGGCTTTCGGTCATCTGCTGGCCGATGGTCGGGTTTGTCGCCGCCATTGTCCACAGTCGTTCCAGCGTCCCGCGCTTCTGCATCGTGCTCTCAGGGAATCCACTGTCCTCATCCGGGTATGCGCCGAATTTGCCTTTCGTCAACTTTTCCAGTCGTAGCGTTTTAGACTGCCCGCCAGCGGAAGGAATCACAATTTCTTCAGAGTGATCTGGGTTGCAGGAGGCGCACAGCGCAGCTTGGTAATACATCCGCGCCATCATGTACTGGATTACCGCGAAAACCATCCCCTGCTGCCCCATCGCCTGAGCACGCGCCTGCGCGTACCCGGATGCCGTTTTCTGATCCTCCATTGACGCCCCGAATAGTGCAGGAGGCGCTGCAAGCATGAATTGGGCGAGTGGTCCTTCCAGGAGTTCGATGAATTGGAGGAATGTTGCAGGAAGATCGGGATTCGGCTCACGGAAAAAATCGTCCTCCGTTTTTCGGCCAGCGGTGACTTTTTTCTGGCGAATAGCGTATGGGTCCGCTTTCTGCTCTACTATGGCCTCGTACTCCTGATCCTCGCAGTTGATCCACGTGGACGGCCAGCCCATGTCCCACACTTCCGCCGCCGCGTTCATGTTGTCATTGAATCGGTCCTGCACCACCACCATCGGGTCCATGTAGGCGAACCGAAACATACCCTCGCCTTCACGAGGAAAACCAATCACGATGGCATCGTCCATTGACTCGGGCCAGCATCCAACGTATTCAGCACCAACAAAGACAGTGTGGACGCCAAGCGGGAACATCTGACACAGTTTCCCTTGGACCGAGAGCGGAGCGCCATCCTCATCAACATCATCCGGTTCGGGATTTTCCAGCGGGTCCTGATACTTATCGCCCTCGAAAATTGCGGGGCGCAGCCAGCAATGCTCACGAGTCACCAGATGAGTGAAAGCATCGCCGATCATGGCGGACGATTTAACGCCCTGAAGCACGCCAAGCCGCGCGGTACGTTCATAGGCATTCTCTGACAAGCCAGGCGAATTCGCCTTCAGGTGATCCTTGAACTCCGGGTACTCCGCTTTCGCTTGCTTGATATCCGGATCGTCGTAGAGAATGCAGTAGAGGCTGTCTTCCTGCGATTTGGAGAGGATTGGGACTCTGGATTCCAAGGTTCCGTAGACCGTGGAAGTTTCCATGATCTTCGGCGTGTCATCTTCGTTATAGCCAAACTTTTGAGCACTCGCTTCAGATCGGGTCCAGAGAACTACCCGCCCGGATAATCCCATCAACCTCGCAATCTGCAACTGAATGCTCTTGGGATTGTTCGAGCGGTCGAACATATCTTTGTATCCTGCTGCGGTTTCCGCCGCTTCGGAATCTTCAGTGAGATTGGGATTGATGGGACGGAAGGCAATTCCCGGTGTGCTCTGCGTCAGAATCGAGCAGTTGATATCCAGATAGCGGGTGAAGATGTTGTAATCATCAACGTAGTTTG